CCTCACGGGGGTTCCACTCAGGCAGCAGTAAGTGTGCAAGTAAACGGCGTGAGCGGTTTACTCGTTGCTTACCGTGTATATTGCTAAGGGTTAAGGTGTTGTTATATTATCTGCTTCTGCGGATAATGTGACATCCCCCTCTTGCCCTTATCTTTATACTCGCCTGTGATACTCCTAGTCCGTTTCATTTACTTAAACCTATCGGAGGTTGTGTATGGATCAAGCAAAGCAGCGTGCCCTGTTAATTCAGGACTACAAAGCTTTCCTTGCAGTCCTCGATTCGAAGGGAGTTGGTTTTTCTTCTCCCTACGATGACAAGGAACTGGAAGGACTGGATCTTTCAGACTTAAAACGTCTGATTGGTACAGTGCGAGAACTTGCACGTACTCCGACTGGGCCTCAGTAAGGACTAGGTACTACTTACTGGTCTCAGTCGGTGTGGAGGAGCCCGCGAGGGTTCCTCTTCCACTTTCTTGAGATCAGCAAGTGTTGGGAGGTCTTGCTCCCCCCTCTGGCTTTTAACATTTTGTTATTAGCCGACTTTTACGGAGAAGCCTATGAGGCACCGCGTCGAAGACCTAAGAACCCCTTGCACAATCAATCAGATCAAGTATAATCTCGCCTGTGATGGCGTGACTACTACTACGATCCGGTCGGCTGGGCATTTGGGTTCCTGGCGTGAGACGTGGGACGTTGAGACTCCGAACTTTCGTAAGAGGATCCGAGCTGGCGAGATTATCGTCAACGGATACTCACATGCGGAAGAGCACTGGTATAATGTCGGAAACGGCATTATTCAACAGGGCCCTCCTGCGTGTTCCAATGGTTCATCTGGATTAGAAACGTTCGACGGTCCGATGCTGACATGGGTGTGTTCTTTGAACCCACTCCATGGCAACCTCGCTCCTAACTGGGTGTTAACCCAGGATGAAGTCAACCGCGTCACAGACCTTGCTGCTACTAAGGCATGGGCTGATTCAATAGGCAATGAAGCACAGATCTTAGTGTTTCTTGCCGAATTGAAGAAGACCATTGCTTTACTGCTGCACCCGATCCAGAATCTGTCACGCTTTCTCGATAAAGTTAAACGAGATAAGTATGCAGATCCGAGATCATCTGTGAAAGCGCTCACCGTGGCCGAGTATTTGGCCTTGGAATGGCTTACTTACAGATTTGGGGTTCGTCCCCTGCTGTCCGACATCCGCAATATAGTCAAAGCCGTACATAAGCCTCGTAAGACGGGCCGAAAGCGCGCTAAGGGTAGCAATACCCTCGAGCGTACTTCAACGGTCCGTCGAACGATCGATTTTGGAAGAGTCCGGCAGACTTATGATTTAATCACAACTCACAGTTATACTGCGAGGTGTGGTTTTATCTACGCAGCTGAACTTGACGTTTCGGACTTTCTTGGGTTTCAATTCAAGAATATTCCGGACGCCATTTGGGAGTTAATCTCCTACAGCTTCGTCGTCGACTGGTTCTTCAATATCGGTGATTGGGTGAAAGCCCTCACAGCTTATGCGTCGACACCAACGCTTGGCGCTTACACAGTCGGTGTACATAAAATAAATGTACAAAGAGTGTGTGTTAGCACTCAGCAAGTAGTGTTTGACGGCTGGACCTTGCAAAGACCAATGTCCGGCACGGAAACCCTGGTCTATTCCTATACAGGAAGAGTCCCGGGTATTCCGAGTCCATCGATAACGCGAAAGGTTTCGTTGGCCGATTTTAACTTAACCGACCTTCGAATTCTGGACGCGTTAGCGCTGGTAAAGCAAAAACTAGGTTCCCGTTAAAGGGACGGTCTCACGACCGAACTAGCTTCTGCCTAGCAGCCGTAACTGGGTTCGCAATTTTGCGGACTTAGAACCATTGCTTCTTAACTAGCAAGAAAGGGACTTTCCCTTATGTCGTTGTCTGTCAACACCAAAACGTACTCGCTGGATTCCTCAGCTCCCAACCTCGTGAAGTATGCGGGGCCGGCTCACACTTCGTCGGTCAAGGACGTTATCGCCCTTGGCCGTACGAATGCGAAACCGACCTCGGTCTTCTCGGGGGTTGTTCGGAGCGACGGGAAACTGACGCGCACGCTCACCCTCACGGGTGCACTGACTCCCTCCGCGGATGCCATCTTGGAAATCAAGATGAGTGTCCCCGTAGGGGCTGCCAGTGCGGACATCGACGCCATGCTGAACGACATGGGTGCTTTCCTTGCATCCGCAACGTACAAAGACATCGTCAAGAAATCCTCGATCAATTTCTGATCGGGGTTTAAACCTCTTGAGTGCATGTCGGCACGTTGGGTTACTCGACTACATCTTCGGTAGAACATTGCCGGCGATTGGCCGAGGCCTGTGTTCATTGCTTTGGCTTCTGTTTCGATGGATTAAAGTTTTCCTTGCTGTGCTTGAAGAAGGTTTGAGAGTAGGTCTGGGACTGATAGCGGGCTTTTCGCTCGTTATCTGGGTCGGGATGTCCACGGTAAATACGTGGTTCCCTCTCCTCGTCAATGCAGGTTATGCATTGATAAAGTTCCTGATCTACGTCTTTCACTTTCTTTCTGCACTTTAAGTAGACTTTACCCATCGTTACAGTGCCAGGCCTTTATGGAGCTCGTTATGAGACCCCAGAAGTTGGCGCGTGTTCGCTTTGAGCAGACGCTTACATCTCGGCGCGAGGTGATTTTTCACCAAGTGTTGAGACGTACGATGGACTCCTCTATTCATTTGGAACCGTATCGTAACGAGATCTCGGGTTACCTGAGATCCCGCCGATATGACCTCCTTTTGAATAGGGCTGATGAACTGGGAGAAACAGAGTATTCCTCCCCGGCACAGCATTATGCCGTACATCAGCTTGTCGCACTTATCAAGAAATACCCCTTCTTCGGCCCAATTCCCGGAGTTGATCCCGAGAAGAAAGCCTTAGAGAAATTCCACGAAGCCGAAAGGCGATGTGGAAGGTATAACTTGATTTTCCGACTTGAGCGCAAGCTCGGTCGGAGAAGGTCCAGTTTCCTTCGCGAATTTTCCCGCGATTGGATACGCAGGGTGATTGGTGAAGAACCCAATTACTCTGCGATCTGGCCTCTGTGCGGCTTTGGTCCTGGTGCGAGCGTCGGTGTGAGCGGTAACGCTACCCACTTGGCCGCAAAGTTATTGCGTCCTCGTTGGTCCGTCACGCCAGCGGCACTTCCATACGCACTCGCTGCTTTGAGGGTTAACCCTCATATGCAGGAACTGCTTCTTCGTGAGAAGGACAGTTCATTTTTCTGTGCTGACCCTAGCCTTTTTGAGGCTAAGTTAGCGCAGCGGGTGGATATGGTATCGTACAATAAAATAACGCTTGTGCCCAAGACTGCGAAGGTGCATCGCACTATCGCAGTCGAGCCATTGCTAAACGGTTATGTCCAAAAGGGCGTTGACGAGTTCTTACGTCTTCGCCTTCTTAGATATGGGATTGACCTTAAAGATCAGTCCCGGAATCAACGGTATGCCTACTACGGTAGCTTACCGTCTTCCGACCCTTTAGCATCGATAGATCTTTCAAGCGCTTCGGATAGTATATCCGTCGAACTTGCTAGAGATATCTTACCCCCGGCTTGGTTTGCATTTCTCAATGCAATCCGGTCACCTGCCTACAAACTTGGAAATACCGTTAAACGGTACGAAAAGTTTGTTAGCATGGGGAATGGCTTCTGCTTTCCACTCGAAACGCTCATTTTCACGAGCATTTGTGTCGCCGTATATAAGATGCATCACAGACCACTGGATTCAATTTCAGTGTACGGTGATGATATCTTAGTACGCGCTAGCCTCGCTCCCGAAGTCTTAAAAACGCTTCGGTTGCTTGGCTTTAGACACAATCCTGATAAGACCTTCTTAACGGGTCCGTTCAGGGAATCTTGTGGAGCAGATTGGTTCCTTGGTGAGGATGTACGTCCCATCACCTTGGATTATCAC